TAAGCGTCTGCAACAGGAAGCAATCTCCAATCGTATTTGTCCTTGTCCGTTCTCCAAAAGAGCTTGGACAGCCGAGACTCGATCTCTGACTGGTGGGTTCGCTTTGGGACTTTGATTTGAGAATCCATAACCTTCAAGTATGGATATATCTGTTTGTGCTGCATTGGTTGAACGATTTCCCCCTGAAGAATCTGGATAAATAAATATTCGTTGATCTGGGTATCTACGAATAATTTCTTTAGCAAGAGCATCAGTGTCGTGTGCTCCTGTAATTTCATCAATTATGACTAGCTTTTCACCAGTACGCACCCCTATAACAGCAGACATGTTGGAAATATTAAAGTCAATTCCAATGCGTAATGGCTCTTCATCAAAATCAAATTTCCTATCAGTTACATGTAGTTTTCTATTGAATCGGTCATACACTTGACCTGTAGTGAGATTACAAAACTCACCGTTTAAATATGCTTGTAAAAGGTTTGGATCATAGTTGGCTTCTAACCGTTTAATAAAATCTGGAGGAAGGTGTGGGTTGTCCGTTGTCTTCATTTTTATTAACTTACGATCTTGACGTTTCTTTGCTTCGTCAGAGCCAAATGTTTGCCACATCCACCGAAATCCTTCAGGTGTTGAAGCTGCTGCAAATTGCCGAACATTCCCAGAACGTAAACGACCAAGAATTTTTGGAAAAGCTCTTGAAGCAATAGTTGGTGTAACTGTGTCAATTTCGTCAGTTAATACGAAAGCCAAGTTCAAACCAATAATTCTTGACCAGTTCTCAAAAGATCGGCACAGGATTTTAGTGTCTCCATTAGGTAAATGAAGAATATATTCGGGCAAAGGAGATGATCTAAATGTATAAGGGATCTCATAATCTTCTAAAAAATTATCAAAATCAGTCATCCAAATATCTCGAATTAATGGTCCTGTTGGTTCCATTACACAACCAATAAAACCTTGATTTGACATAGCTAAATGTACTGTCTTTGCACATAACGCTCTAGTTTTTCCTGCTCCATAACCTGCTGATAATCCAATTATTTCTGTTGATTCATCTTCTACAAAAGCTAATTGCCCTGGATGTAAATCTGTTTTTATTTTCTCTAAAGTCTTTTCAACATTAAAATCATCTGCTCGATCTGCAGCGAATAAAACATGACCTTGTTTGGCTGTTAAAAGAATTGTCAAGAGCAAAGGGAAGCTAATTTTGCTGCTGTGTTAATAGCACCAAGAGCAATGTGATATTGGCCTGCCCTTCTAGCTTCCATCTGTAAGGTGCTGCATTGGCTCAAAAGATCAGCGATCATCTGTGGTCGCTCTATATCCCAATCACTCTTAATTTGCGCCCTAGCTTCCTTTAAGTAGCTGTCTACAGTTCTTGGAGACACCCCCCAGTTCTCGGCAGCATATCGCAGACAATCAGATCGTTTTCCACCATTTGCAATAATTCGAGCAAACCGAGCAACTCGTAATTCTTTCTCAGCTAAAGTTATTTTGGTGTCTGCCATTAGATTTATTTCTCGATTAGGTAGCCAGAAAAATCACCAAATCTGAACCACTGTAAAAAAGGTCCAGCAAGTTGTTTTTCTGTTATAGGACGTTGTACACCAGATAAACTTAATTCCTTTTCGATTATTTCATCAGAAGAAGTGCCAGATGCTTTTTTTCCTGCAAGGGTTAAACGATAAAAAACAGTGGAAGCATATCCACCAACAGGTTCTAATTTATCGAAAACAATAATGGCACCTCCTGTTTTGCAATTTTTTCTTAGTTTATCCATTAAAGAAATTCGTTTTGCAGGTTCAACAAACATTAAAACTAAAAAAAGGATTGCCAAATCAAATTCTTTTGGTTCAACTTCTTCTGCTTTTGAGCAAATAATTTCTCCAGGGGCATCATAAATATCAATCATTGACTGAGAAGGTTCAATGCCAATTAGTTTTGCATTTCTTTTTTCAAGAACAGGTTGTAAAGCTCGACCAATATTTCCTGTTGCGGCACCAAAATCGTAAACAAGTCCATTTTCAGGAATGTAATGTCTTGCGACATGAGTAATTGCGTTGGTGGCTAATTCATACCAAGGAAGTTGTTCACGAACATGTTGATCAAACCCTTTAGCAACAGAAGATGTTTCAAAAGTCCAATTTGAAGGAATCTTCATATTTTAGTGAGGATGTCTTTATGAATAGTTTTAGCAATAGTGGCCATCATTATTGGTGGTACAGCCCGTCCTATTCTTTCCCATTTTTCATAGAAGGAACCAATTAATTTGAAATCATCAGGAAAGCCACCAACTCGTTTTAATTCAGAAATTGAAAAGGTTCTAGGTTCAGACCAATGATAAAGCTGATTTGCACCTTGCAAGATCGTATTAGCTATACGAAAAGGTGATTGTTTGACATGAGTGAAAAATTTATATCCTCTGTTTAATCTTTCACTTGCTTTTGCTAATGACTCGCCAGGTTTTGCATTATTCCAAAGCAAATAAGTTTCAGTTGCAGGATCAAGTTTTTTTGATTCTGAGGAATCATCTAAATTTTCTAAAGCATCACCAACTGAGTATTGATATGAAAAAGGTAAAGGGTAAGAAGGATCAAGATGTAAATCATTTCTAACACCAATAAAGATTGTTCTTTGTCTCATTTGTGGAACGCCTAACCACTGAGCATCTAAGACTTTACATTTGACGTTGTATCCACATTCTTTAAGAGTTTTAAGGATTCTTTTAAAATATCCTTTTGCAGTACCTTGAATTAAACCAGCAACATTTTCAGCAACAAAAACTTTAGGTTGAAGCCCTTTTAAAAGCCGAGCATATTCAAAAAACAAATCATCAACTCTTTGAGTAGTGTCACTATATTTTTTTTCTTGTCCCCAACTTGCTTCTCTTTTTCCTGCTCTTGAGAAAGCAGCACAAGGAGGTGAACCATCTAACAAATCAAGATCACCGCAATTCAAATTAAGTTTTTCCAATATATTTTCGGGAGTAACTTTTCTTATATCACGAGTGTCTAAAAAACTATTTGGGTGATTAGCTTTATAAGTTTGTTGAGCAGACTCTATAAATTCATTGGCATAAACAACTTTGTAACCAGCCATTCGATAACCAAGACAGGAACCACCACAGCCAGAAAAAGTAGAAGCAACTTTAAATCCATTCCAAGGAAGGTTTTCAATATCAACCATCGAAGGAATTTTATAAAGTGGTTTAGACATAACCACCTTTTGCAATTCGGTTGTAGATACCAATAGGAGACTTTGCGTTAGGTTTGTACTTAGAAATTACGGCATCACCTATTCTTTCAGCAATCTTGCTGTCACCAAGTTGTAAATTTGTATGATAAGGCAGTTTAAATTTATCTAATTCTGGATAATGTTTTCTAATAGCATATTTTTGTTTTGGTTTATTTAATTCATCCCAAGACTTTCCAATAAATAATTTAAAAACATTTACATCACAATATGGATTTACTAAATTTATATTTTGATCCTTACAAATTTTTGTAACTCCTTTACGACCAGCAGCATCAGGATCTGAAAAATAATCATTTCTAAACTGATCAAATTTTTTTTGAGTATGCTTGTAATGAATCATTGCTTTTTTTGATAAACCAAAATGACCATCATCACAAAGACCAGTTACGAGCGTAGTTATACCAAGTGATTTTGCAGTTTCAGCCATAAAAAGAAAAGGAAACGAACATTCAATCCGTGCTTTTTTTCTAAGTTTATATTTATGAATTAATGTAAAAACAGTTGCAATAATTTTATCCTCATTAGAGGGTAAAAAAACAGGATGAAAAGACAGATTAAAGTGTTTTGCCATATTTTTCGCATATATAAAATCTGTTGAAAAAAAATCGTCAAAGGTAAAAGATAAAACAATAGGTTTTTTATTAGCAGTAACAGCAGATGCTAATAATGCAGCAGAAGAGATGCCACTAGATGTTGCTACTGCAAACCTATCTGGTAAATCTTTATATGAATTTTCAAAGATATTTCTTATATTATTTGGTTTTACCACTCCACTCATATCCACAAGAAGGGCAACGATGCTCTGTTTCTAACTCATCATCAACTTCAGGAAAATCTTGAGGAACAGTCGGATCATTTCTATCACCCATTAATTCAACAAGATCTTCTGTTTCAAACCAAGGTGATAAATCATGCTCCTTACCTAATTCATGGAGCATTGAAGCATCCCAAGCAGATAGATCACTCGCTCTATTATCAGCAAGAGCAAGACCAACTTTTTGATCTTCAGTTAAGCCTTTTCTTTTTACAGCAATAATTTCATCACCATCAGTTTCAATAACTCTTACATTTTCAAGTCCTGCTGCCTTAGCACCTTCAATAGTTCCATTACCAGCCAAGACACGATTGTCCTCATCAATAACAATTGATCGAGCAGCCCCGTATTTTTTTAAAGATTCTTCGATTAAAGTTGCAGAACGATCAGTACGTTTACGTGCATTTTTATGATCACTTTTAAGATCTTTAATTGAGGTCATAAAGTTTTGGAAAAGGGAACAGAGATTTCATTTGCTGTCTCAAGATAAGCTCTAATGCGAAAAAGTTCATCAGAGAGTGAAACGAGCGTATTAACAGGAATTGGAATTTGTTCATCAATAGCATTGTCAGAGATAGCAGCAGCAATAGTTTTGGCTTTATCTAAAGTATGTTGTAAATTTTCGATAACAGGTTGCTGTCGTTTAGATATATTTTTATGCATCTTTTTTAGACATAGAGGCAAGAGCTTCTTCACCTTTCTTTTCTGAAGGAAAAGAAAATAAGTCTGGAAGTGTTTTTAATTGTTCTTTTACTTCAGCGATATACCAAGGTGTTTGTACTTTTTTTCCTTTAGAAATATCAATTCTAATTTTATTCATTTCTTCAGTTGTCTTTTTCCACTTCTCTTTTCTAATTGAATGAATCTCTCTAGTTTTTTCTTTGTCTAATTCTGCTCCTATAGATTGCAGACCACCAGTTGGTGAGTCAGTTGCATTAATACCATGTCCAGCTCTGTAACCTGTTTTTGTTTCGCTACCATCTGGTGAACTTGTTGCATAAGCAGCTTGACAATGACAAATCAAAGCTAAATCACATCCACCTTGACGGTTGCCTTTGTTATTTTTATCGTAATCAGGTAAATAATTATTTACCAATCCATCAGAATTAGAAACAATTCCAGAGTCATAACAAGCGTAACAATTAGCAGTAGGAGCGTAAAAAGTAAGGTCGCGATCAAAAGCAGATCGCTTGTGATAAAGAGCCATTAAGCGAGATTTTAAAATGGTTGACCAGCAGGGGCATCGACTGCCCAAGGCTCTGGTGCTTTCTTTTTAATCGTATCAGACTTGTCCAGAGCAATAAAAGTCTCATAAGACTCATCCCGTAACCAGCGAAAACAATTAGGGAAGCAAACAGCATAGCCACCGTTTTTCTCCACTGTTCGCTGATCTTTAATAGCTGAATTAAGAGCAGTCAAGATCAAATCACTAGATTTTTTCTTTGTAGCTTTTTTATAGAACTGCCAAGCTTTGGATTTGTTCTGACCAGAAGC